GAGATTTTGCACAGTTGCGTAGAAACGATAGTCAGGAATTCTTCTCTGATAAAAATCGTCATCTCTTAAGTTGTGGTTGATTTCCCTGATCAGGAGCGACTTCTCGTGATCAAGTTTGCGCATATCTGCTCTGCGAGCTGCTGATTTGGCTTCAGCAAGGACGGCAGCAGCTACAGGTGTGTCACTCACAGTTGACTTGACAAGCGCGTTGAAGAGCCTGTATTCCTTGTAGAGCTCAGTTGACTTATCATAGTACTTCTCAATGATGTCAAGAGCTCTTTGTGCTCTCGTCTTATCGTTCTCAACTATTGCTGCTGATACTGAGCGCAGTAGCAGCTCATAGATGATACCGACATTTCGCTTCTTGTTGTGCTGGATGTTCATTCGTCCTCCTCTGTCGTATTGCTAGACGCAGAGATCTGCCTATTAAATATATTCTTACGTCGCATTGAACCTAAAACACTGTGTATCTCTGACATTCTTGTATCGTTGAAGGTGTAGTCATCATCTGGGTCGATGTCGTCATCAATCTCCTTAAGAACATCCTTAAATGGATTGATTAGATCGTTCTTTGCACCAAATGGGTGTGCAATCGAGTCAGTTTGATCACTCTTGTCGTGACTGACCATTGCATTGTGATCAGACATGTTGTGCAGGTGTCCGCGGCGCTTCCTCTTTGCATTGTAGCGATCACGATCTGCCTTTGTCTTTCCCTCGATCCTCTCACCGAGCAGCTTGCGTCCTATCGCGTCAACCGTGTTCTGTGCCTTGATGGGTGCACTTTCATCATTGATTGACAAGTTAGATAGGTCAAAATCTGGCTCTGCTAGAATTCCTAAGCCGCGCTTATTTGTGTTTGAAGAAGCCGTCTCAGGGCCAGGTGCCGCTGGTGCTGCTGGAGGTGTCTCACCACCGGCGGGTGGCGTTGGCTCTGCAGCGGGTGCTTCAGGCTCAGATGCGAATGGGCTTGTTGGAATACCTGCTGCCATGGATGACATGTCAGGAGCTGTAGATTTGTCTTCAGGCAGCTTGACTGCTTCGACCTTGAGCTCCATCTCCTTGTCCTTGATGATACCCTTCTCAATGGCGTCGATCTCTTCATCAGTCATCTGGAAGATCTTCTTGCGAACCCAACGCTTGTCAACAAGGTTGGGAATGCCGTTGGCAGATCCTGCAATCTGGAACTTGGTGTTGTAGAGCTCAAGCTTCTGCTGCTGTGCAATCGTTGAAGGATTTGTCAGCTTAAGGTCGAAGTCAAGGAGGTCGGGGCCGTCAAATCCGTTGGAGTGTAAGTGGATGATGGCGATCTTATTGAGCTCGGACACGATTGTGCGCTGGATGCGAGCAATTGTGCGAGAAAACCTGATGTCTTCCTGTGACAGTGTCGCCTTTGCGCCTAAGCCCTCGTCATAGCCGAGATAGGCCTTTGGGATCTTCAGCGCAGCAAACATCTTCTTCTGGATGTACTGCACATCCTCAATTGCTGCCGCATTTGCGCCGCCGGCGAGAGGCTCAATCTTTGTACCTGATTGACCGCCGCGTACAGGAATGAAGTAATCCTCGTCTACTGACAGTGGATTGTATCTCAGGTCGACGCGCCCTGTCTGCTTATCAACAACTTGGCTCTTCTTGAGCTGTGCTTGAGCCTGCTCCATGTAATTGGCGATGTCTTCAGGTGGTACGTTACCCACGTCAATGTAGAATACGCGACGATCTGGTGCACGGACAACGCGGTAGACAAGCATCGCGTCCTCGACGAGGATCAGCTGACGCCAGATACGACGTGCTGCTTCAAGAACTGATGAGCCGTAAGGTAGGAATGCGTCATTACCTAGAATTCTAAAGTGTGACACCTGCCAGTTCTCAAGAACTTGATTTCCCTGCGTCAACCATCGGAAGCGCACGGCCATTGGGTCGTCCTTATCATACCCTTCTTCACGCTCAATCTCATTGACTGGAATTGGGTAGACGTTGATGACGCCTTGATCAGGTGAAACGTCGTTGAAGAGGAAGAAGTCGCCGTACTTGCACATGTTGCGTGCCCAAGCTGTCAAGTTGAAGTTGACATTGAGCGTGTCGTAGAAGAGCTCATTAAGCAGCTTGTGGACGACAGGATTTTCTGAGTGGATGTGGAGGACATTGCCCTTCTCATCGGGTGAGATTGTCTCCTCAGAGTAGATGTCAAGTGCCGATGCAATCTCTGGTGTGTACTCCATCTCTTGGAAGTCAGAGTACCTTGCCATGCGGTCGTAAGAACCGTATGCACTCATTGCCGAGCTGTAGACGTAGCTCTGTGCTTTTCTAAACTGCTCAAATGCTGAGGTTGACTTTGTTGAAGGAGTGACTTCTCTCACTCTTCTCTTAATGACTGGGCCGCTCCTGAAGAGCTTAGTGAGCCTATTAAAGAGGTTACTATCTTGCGCCATTTATTCTCCTAGTTCTTATACACCCACGCGAACTCAGGAGGTATCCCCATCGGCCGCGAGTGTCCGCGCAGCACGCGATCTCGGTTTGACTCTTGTTGGTGCTTGTTTGATATTACGTCGTTTGCTGCACCATTAAATTGCTTGTTCTTAAAACCCATCGCGGCAAGCATTGCATTGTTTAACTTATCTGAGTCCTTGCCATAGTCATTTGATGCATCATAGAGCCAAGTTCCAATAGCGAGCGAGAGAATAAGATCGTCGTTCTCTCCCTTCATTGCCTGTGCTTTGTTCTCATTCCAGACAAATGTCTTCAACTCTTCATAGAAACGAGACGAGTATATTAGAAGCTGTTTATTTCTAATGACCTCTTCGAGCTTGGTGAGGATCTGGTTTCTTGACTTGCCGCTTGTTGTAAAACCTGCCAGCTCTGTCTCAGCAGGTGGAACATAGTCGCCGATGTAGACAGACTTGTTCTTGTTATAGTACATCTTTGGGTAGCCTAGATCTTTAAGCTTGACTATGGTTGCATATCCAAATGAGTTATTCTCAGGGCACATTAGCGCCTTATTGTACAGCAAACCATACTCATTTAAGAGTTCACCAAACTTATCTGGTGCAATCTTACCCTTGTACTCAGCGACTACTTCACCTTCAGTGCAGTCAATGACGTGAAAAGTTGAGTAATCTTTCCCATCGCCTCTTGCAACGTCAGCAGAGACGATGTACTTGTGCTCTGACAGCGCGTGTTTCCAGATCCAGACATTTCTATCTGGCCCACCGCGATCAATTGGCGGTCGTATAATCTTGCTAATCCACTTGATGTCGTCGTCATTGAGGAACGTCTCACCTGACGCAGCGAAGTCGCACAAGTACTCCTGAGCGATCTCTTTAGCGGATAGATTTCTCGTCTCTTTCTCGAACCACGCCTGATCACGTTCAGGATGAACGTCCCAGTTCAGCCTGATGGCCTTAAATTCGTTTAAGCCCGACTCAGCCTCAGTGAAAAGCTTGTAGTATTGTCCACCCACACCGTTAGGTGTTGAAAGTACAATAGCACGACCTCCAGTTGAGATCGTGGGGTACAAGCCCGTCCATAGCTCATCAAAGTTTCTAACGAATGCCGCCTCGTCGATGATCAGCAGCGACAACGACTCAGAACGACCTGCGTCTTCTGATGTGGGAACAGCCTTGATCGAAGATCCATGACTAAATTCGATCATCTGCCGGTTGTTGAGAGTGATCTGCGGGAGCACCATCCACGGCGGAAGGTTGCTCACCATTGTCTTCACTTTCTTAATGAAGTTCTGCGCAACACCCAGCTTAGTTGCGATGATGAGGATGTTCTTGTCTTTCTGGAAGAGCGCAAGCCAAACAGAATATGCAGCAACAAGAGTTGACAAGCCAAGCTGCCTGCTCTTGACAATGACTGTAAATCGATTTTCTATGAAGTCATTGACGCAGTCATCTTGAAATGGGAACGTCTTAAATGGGATCGTTCCCTTAGTTGGATGCTGGATCTTTACGTAGTTATTGAAAAAATACGCCGGATCTTTGCCACAGCGTATAATCTCAGATACTTGTCTTGACTTGTTGCTCGTGTTCATACATCGATTTCATATGTCGTATTAAATCTATAGTATGCAACTTTACGTGGATTGTAAGGCGACATGCTGATCAGCTCGATGCCGTTGTCAGTCGTCTTCTTCTTGAGATTGAGTGTCTTACCTTCAATTCTCTTGAAATCTTTCTCAACTTGATCAATCGACTTCTTAGTAAGCTGAACTGCAGCGCGCTCCAGCTCTTTTGACTGCTCTCTCATGGATTGCTCGGAAGCAAAGTGAACCAGCGTTGTGTACTTAACGATGAGAGAGTTACCCTGGAGCGTCATCTTTATTGACACCGTCGGTGCAGTTGTTGTTGAGCTTTTACCGAAAGTTGTGTCGATAAGCTGCCCGAGTGTATTTACTTGTTGCATTGAAAGCATGCGACTATCCTCTTAGTATATCTATTTCGTTAAGTATGTGCGATCTTCTATTAATAATTTCAGCATCCACTTCATCTCTGTTAGGACGCCATCCCATCAACCATTGTGAGCGGTTCGTCTCGGCCCACTTCATGCCACACTCCGTGCAGCACTGAAACAGCCTGTGGTAGTCAACATCATCTTGCCCAACCATCACTGTCTCACAGACAAGACAGAATAACGGAGTGACATCAGGAGTATCTGACACTTGCGCCTCCGTCGATCCAGTTGATCTCAACAAAGTTGTCAACTGCATCCTTGATTGCATCTACGTGTGAGATGATGAGGATCTGGTTGAAGTGCTTCTTCAGCGACCGCAGTAGGCGCGAGCATGCTTCAAGATTGGTGTCATCAAGTGCGCCAAACCCCTCGTCAATGATGAAGATGTTGGATTTAGGCAAAGATGACATATTGATGAGAGCAACTCTTGTCGCAATTGCAGAGATCATCTTTTCCATTCCCGATCCTAGCTCAATTATCCGTCGCTTGTCACCGTAGTTAATGTAAACTTCAAGTGAGTTCGACTCCTCATCAACCTCAAGCTCGACTGTGAAATTGCAGACACCGAGTAGAATGTTCTGGATCTCAGCATTGACAAGAGGAAGTAGCTTAGAGATTAGGCGAGAAGGGAGGCCCTTCTTTGACATGGCGACGTTGAACAACTCAAAGATCTCGAGGTCAGCAAGATCTCGCTCAAGCGTCTCCTTCTCACTCTGGAGCGTTGTGATCGATGTCTCATGAGCACCGACGTTCTTTGCATTTGTGAGCTGCAATTTACGCGTCTTCTCAAGCTCTTCTTCTACTTCCTTGATGCTGTCATAGACACCGCACAGGTTGTCTGAGTCGTTGACTACCGCACTTAGACGATCGATCTCAAGATTACATGTAGCAAGATCTCCATTGACAGTTTTAAGTGATGCCTCCGCATGCTCGATCTTCATATCAAGCTTGCTAACATCAAACTGGAGTGTTCGCTCTTCCTGGAGCATTACGTCATATTTCTTAACCTTTTCGTCAAGATTTTGCTCGGCTATTTCGTTAATATCAGCTTGAAGCTGCTTGATGTACTTCCGCTGCTCTTCAACTTCTAGCTGCTCCTGGCCAATCTTTGACTTGCTCTCAAATGCCTTCTTGATGAATGGGCACGTTGG